TGGAAGCCCTTCAGAGATCCCGAAGTCCTGATCGAGTTGCGCCCCAACCTGGCCCAATTGGTCAGCGGACTTGTCTAACTGCTTGAACTGGGCCTCGTACGCCGATTTCTGCACGGATTGAAAGCGCATCTCGGCCTCGCGCTGAGCCCTGTCCGCCTTCGCCACCTCATTACGCGCGGCAAGAACCTCTTCAGCCTTCGCGTTAGTGTCGGCTTCAAGCTGCACCTGACGGGCACGCTTCTCCGCAGTGGTGTGCTGCGCCTCCCACAACGCCGTCTGAGCGGAATACACCTCAGAGGTAAGTGGAACACCCGCAGTGATGCCAGGCAGCGCGCCATAAGGCACCTCAGCCGCGGGCGCCTTTGACGAATCCTGTTCGGTGCCCATCGGAATCGGCGCCTGATGATCAATCGGCGGAAGCCCTGGGGCAGTCCCGCGGTGCTGGCGTTGCGCATCCCCGGCGTTCTCGAACCCAGTCCCTAGAGCGTTGGTGGCGCGGGCCTGCGCCAACGCCGCATCGAGTTTCGCCTGGGCGTTGTCCTGCGCGTTGTTGAAAAGTGTGTTGTTGACGACGTCCGGGAGCCCCTGATTCAGGAACTTCCCAATCGTCGAATTAGCCAGCCACTCCTGAAGCTTCGTGAACGTTTTGTCGATGTTGCGACCCAACAATTCCCAACCGTCGGCATGCTCACTGAGCTTGTCCGCCGCCTTCTGTGACGCACCCGCAACGTCGCCCAGCGCGGTAGCGGCAGTGTCCAGATTGGCGGCCTGAATGGCAGTCTTGGCGTCTTCCCACTTCGTTTTAAACAGGGCCAGGCCGACTTGCTGTTGCTGCATTGGATCTTTGAGATTCCGCAAGCCGGTCAGCACCTCACCGAGAGCATCACGCGCCGCCGGGCCACCCTGCGCGAAACGCTGCGCCATCTGGTCGGCGTTCAACCCGAGCGCCTCGAACGCACTCTTGGTCAGCTTCGATCCGTCAGAGACATTAATGGCCAACTCTTTGACTGAGTCCGCAGCCACATCGCTGTTGCGGATGCCGGCATCCCACATCTGCTTGATCAGGCCGAGGGCGTCTTGCCCGGACAGCCCTACCGACTGCCACGCCGTCCCGTACTCCTCGGCGGAATCCAAGATGTCGATGCTGATGTTGAGGCCCTGCTGCGACGCGGCTGTCAGCAGGTCGAACGCATCCTGATACGAATCCACCAGGCCGGTCTTGATGAAGTTCCTTGTGCCGCGCGCGACGTCGGTGGTCTCTTCACCCATCACCGTCGCCACGGTCTGCATCTGCCCAATCAGATATTGGGCATCAGCCTGCGACGCATTGCGGTCAATCAGGCCCGCCTGCAACCCCGACTGCAACGTCTTCAGGTTGTCGGCAATAGAAGCGCCCCAACCATTCACATATGCATTCGCGGCAGCCTGCCCATACCGATCCATCTGCTCCGGCGAAGCACCTAAACTCGCCGCGAACACATCCTTCGTCGCCAAGCTCTGCATCCCGGCGGCGATCTGATCCGCCAACGTCTTCCCCGCGGCAAATCCAATAGCGCCCGCCCCCGCCACTGCCAGCCCAATCGGCCCGCCAGCCGCGCCTAGTCGCAGAAGTGCCGTCGACCCCGCGAACCCGCCGACAAAGTTGTTGGCCATGTCCTGGCCGCTCGTGCCGGCGCCGGAGATTGATTCACGCAGGCCGCCAATAAATGACGCTCCGCCATCCCTGCCAGCGTTCCCGGCGGCCTGCTCATAGTCCGAGTAAGCGTTGGTGGCGTCCCGGACAGCGCGGATCTCCGCCCGCCGGGCCCTTTCGACCCGCTCCGCCTGGGCCACGACTTGATCGTTGCGGGCGCCACGCTCGCGAATAGCGGCGAGCTTCTCTTCCTCCGCCCGCAGCTTCCCTGCCGCATCACGCGCCCGATCATAGGAATCAGAGGCACGGTCACCGATCCGCTTGAGGTCACTCTCAGAACTCGCAAACCCCCGCGAGAACTGCTGCGCCGCAGACTTCCCAGCGTCAGCGAAGACCCGCTCAGCGCGGGCGGCAGCGGCGGTAGCGGAACGCTCATCGAACTGCGCTTCAACGGGAATCGGAATGCCCACTACCCACCACCTCTCCTAATCGAATTGCGCCAAGCAACTTGTCGAATTCCGATTCCTGGAAGTCGAACTCCGCCTCGGACTCCTCAGCCATTTCCCGCTGCTCAAGCGGGGTGTAGAACACCGTGTACGAATATTCGTGTTCGGTACCTGCGTATTTCGACGCCCGATACGCCGAAATCTCGTTGGCGGTGTGGGCGGCCATCCGCTTCAGCTCGGGCCAGTCCCCGTCCCGACCAAACGGCGGTGCCGCATATGTTTTGAACTCCGACTCTTCAGGCAGCCGATAGATCAGACTCAGTAACAACCTGCTCGACAACAGCAGGCACCCACGGTCATCGGTGTTGCCTTGATGCCAGTCACGAATATCGACACCACGGAAACGCAGGTCAACTTCAATCTCGCTGGGGTATCGGCACCACAGTGCCGTGGCCTCAGCTACTTTTCGAGTCTCGCTGAAGACGCTCCTGCAACTGCCGCTGCATCACCTGCCACGCCGTATTCACTTGCCCCGGAACGCCACCAGCGGCAAGGAAACCCCTATAGACGGCCGGAAGGTCACCCTTCAGCCACTTCCCCGGGGCCTTCACTCCGGTCTCCACGTACTTTTCGTAGTCCCCGTCCTCACCCATCAACGCCACACACAACAGCTCCTCGTCATTGACGAGCTTGCCCTTGTAGCGGAAGGGATACACCTGAGTGGTGTCGTCCTCTTTGGTGACCGGATTCTTGCGAGTCTTGGTGTCCAAGTCTTCGGACACGAACCGAAGATGCTCCAGATAGCGGGCTTTCATCTCCGGAGGCAACAAGCTGGGATTGGGGAGCTCCCAGGTTTCATCGCCAAGGTCGTAGATGACGCTCGCCATGAATCCCAGGTAGTCGGTGGCTTGGTCCCGGGCCTCTTTCGGCCGGATCGGATGGTCACTCACAGGGCTGATTCCTTTACGCGGGCTGGAGATTTCGGGCTAAGCCCGTTGGGGGTGCGCGCAGCCCGATACGCACACCCCAACGAGGTCTTAACTACGAAGTGACCGGCGTGATGGTGAACGTGCCGTCCGTCAAACCACCACCAGATCCGGTAAGTGCCTTCGACACATCCGGGACGGTGACCGTGTAAGGGCCGCCGCTGGAACCGGACACCGTCCAGTCCGAGGTGCCGAAGCCGTCGTCCAGCGCCACCAGGGCCGACTTGACCGCCGAGTTGGCCGCACCGTAGGCGATGTTCGCGGTCGTGTGCCCGTCGTAGGTGAGGGTGAAGTTGCCCGCCGACGGCGAACCCAACGACACCGTGTACTGCGACACAGGCGACCCATACAGGTCCGCCCACGCCGTGCCACCAACGAAGGTGTGCTTGATGATCGGCTTGTATTCGCCGTCCTGGTAACCCATAAAGAATCCGGACGGGAACGGCTTGTAGGTAAGTTCGGCGGCGGTGCCCTTCTTGCCGTACTTCCGCTCACCCGCATTCGACAGGCGGCAGCAATCGTAAGCCTCCACCTCGAACAGGTACTTGCCGCCGCGCTTACGAATTCCGTACAGCAGGAACTGCCGCACGATGTCGTCGTGCTCCAGTGGTTGCGACCAGCCGGCGTTCGCCTGGCCGGGGATCTCCACCAGCGACACCCCGTCGGAGTTCGACAGCGGAAGGTTGTTCTTCAACCGCACAAGTGCCGGCTGAAGGTTCTGCAACGCCTGGAAGGTGAACGGCTCATCTACCTTCGTGGTGACAGGGTCGAACGGCCAGTCGGTCTGCTCGATCATCTGATCATCAGTGTCCCGAGAAGGCTTGGTGGACGGCCCATTACCTTCACCGAACGCACCCGCGAGGTACCAGCCCTCATTTTCGTCCTCGTTGGGCAGCCAATATCCGCTGGCATTCTTCCGCTCAGCGAACAGGTCATCGCGCAGCGTGTTGTCCTGCGCGAACGGCGACCACGCCACCGACCCATCAGATTTATGCGGGGAAATGTTCGTCGCCGAACCCCGCGCATCGCGGAACAGCACGGCGATCAGGCCGGTGCGGTGACCGCCCTGGAATCGGTTGTCGGTGTCAAGGTATCCACCAGCCGCTGGTGTCGTACCGGTTGAAGGTTGCGCCATCAGACGCGCTCCTTTCGGATGGTGATGAACGCCGAGTCCCGGCGCGAAAAACCCCCAACCGGGCGGTCAGGGGTTGAATGGGCTGAATTTGGTTGCGGCTGAGCCGCTCACCGTCTAGTCGACGGCGACGTACGAGAGACCCACGTGATAGCGGGCCGTGTAACGAACGATCAGATCGTGCGCATAGGTCATGCGGAACGGCTTCAAAAGGGTCTCCACGAAGTCCGCGTTCGCCACGGAACTGTCGGACATGGTGACGTTGCGGGATTCACGGGCCAGCAGCATCATTCGCCGATGCCCCTCGTTCGCCGCCTGCTTAGCCTCGACGGCGCCTTGGCCGTAGAAATCAAGTTGAACTACCGGATCATCAGTCCCGGACTGCGGATCATCCGGCCCCGAGATGCGGGTAACCACGCATGACGGCAGCGCATCATCCGCAGCGCGTTCCACCGCAGTCGGCATCAGCGGTTGCATCCAGCAAGTGATGAAGTCCTCAACATCTGGGGCGTCCTCACCCCACAGGTCGGCGGTCACTTCTCGCCGTCAATGTCGATACCGCCGCCCTTGAGGCTGCCACCGAAATGCTCGGCGACCTTCTGCCCGGTCCCATGCGCCGAAGTCGGGGTGTCCCTTGACACTTGGGCGCCGACGCGCGGCACGAACCGCGGCGACTTGCCCTTGCTGTCCGAACCGGAGCCGAACTCGACAATGTGGGCATACCAGATCGTCGCCGCAACAATCCCCTTGCCGCCCTTGGCCTTCTTCTTCACCTTCACCGACGCCGCATACGCACCAGAATCGACCGGGGCTATCGACTTCCAGTACGGGACGACCTCGGTCTCCATGAACTTGTTGATCCCAGCATCAACCTCGGCCGACTCCCGAATGTGCTTCGCCAGCTCCGAATCCGAAACACCGAACTTGGAGAACGGATTCGACATCAGCCCACCTGACGCTTACACATGATCGTCACGTGCGACAGCGCACCAGCCAGGTCAAACTTCGGCTGCACAAAACCATCGACCTGGAACGTCAACCCGCCGACATTCAACTCATCGCCGGGCTTCGCAT